GTGTTTATGTTTTAGATGTTTTATATGATGCTCTATTTTATCTTTGTCCATTTAAAACTCCATTACTTTATATTGGAAATTAACTTTAGTTCCGTCAGGCGCTTCAATCTTTTCAATGCGATTAGTTACCGCACATCCAGACATTATAATACAAATTAATACATAAGTCAAGCGTTTCATGGCAAATCTTCAACATCTTCCTCTTCAATAAATTTTTCTAAACCTTTTGTCTTGCCTTCTTTTTTCTTCTTCTTATTCTCTTCAAAGTTGTGAATGAATTCAGAAATGTTATCATACAGTTCAAATTGCCTTGTATTGCCATCTCCATCCTCCAACAATTCAAACTCATCAAGTATGCCAATTTGTTCTGTTGCTTTATATTTTACATAGAGTTGTTTTTTCTCTTTCATAATTCTACGCAAAAAGGCATAATAAATGATTTGAGTAAAGTAAGCAAATGGGTTCTTTGATTTGTCGGGGTCAAAGTTTCTGAAATACATTAGGCAGTTTTCAATGCCATCAGAAATCATTTCATCTCGGAAAGAATATGAAATAAAGTTTGGCTTCCTTGATAGGTGGTCAGCAATCTTTAAAAAACATTCACCAATGTAATCTGGAATTTGTGGGTCTTGCTTACCGTTCTTCTTAGCCTCTGCACACTTTTCTTTATACACAATTAATGCGTTAAGAAAATCCCCGTTGTTTACATAGTGTTTTGCTTTTTTAGGCATAGTTGTCGCCGTTACTGTTACACTCATAGTTCACTTTCAAATAATTTAGCCATAGCCGTTCTTTTATCATATTTAAATTCTTTATGGGGACCATTTTTATCAACATAATGCATGAATACTTGTCCCATTCTCCAACCATTTGGTGCTTCACACTCATCACGCCAGTGGTCGAGGTCACAACCACGATACACTACTGCATCGCCTTTGTCAAGCTTATATTCGGTATTTTTCATCCAAATAGGCCAATTATACCCTTCTTCTCCTGTATCATCTAATTTCAAAGTAACTGATATTTCACAAGATGGTCTATCAGTATGTTTAGCTAAAGAATTGCCAGTTTTGTATAATCGTGTATAGGTATAAGTTGGCCACAATTCTAAACCTGTTACTTCTTCCATTTTAGGTTTCATCATCTTCATTAAAGAATCAAATGCTAAATCGCCGTGCCTTGAACCCCATGAGCCAGGTACCTGAACATCACCCTCTACAATGTCTTTACTCTTATTGGCCATGACCAATGCGTGTGTGGAGAATCGTAAGTAGTTAAACAGGTATTCTGCTGTATCAACAGGAATAAAATTTTTGACAAGGACATATCCTTGTTCTTGGAAAGTTTTTACATAATCATTCATATTTGCCTCATTTTGCGCTTGACAAGTGTTAAAGTAGCGGTGTTCCGTTTGAAATTAAATCAGCTGTTACCTTATTCAGTAACCTCTGAACTCTTTTACGATACTCAAATCCCAAGATTGATGCCTTGGTTCCTGATTCGTAAGGAGGTTTTCTATTCTGAGAGAAGTATTGGTCGGCGGTCAAATCAACTAACTTACCTTCTCTATCAATTACCCACCAATGCCAAATACCTTCATCATCTAATGCTCGGTGTAATTTAATGTTTTTAGTGCCAAAGATTTTTTGTAAACAACCTGAAGAGGTATGACAATGGCCAAAGGTAGGGTTAGTAGAGTTTCTTTTAACCCATTTTTTAGGAAGTAAATCGGGAGTTAGGTTCTTCATAATCAAATCACTCACCAATTTCAAATTATCATCATTATAATCAAGTATCATTAATGCAACCTTTTAGTTCTCTTTCTATTTATGAGGTCTAAAATTTCTTCTTTAGTTAATCGTTCTTCGTTTTCTTCTTCTTCACTTATATCATCTAAGTCATCTTCCATAGCTTGTTTTATATTATTTGCCATGGTGTCATCTTTAATAGCACGCATATGAGTTTGATTGATGATGTTGCCATAGTATTCAATTAAATCATCTTTTGGTTCAACGATTGTTAATATATCATCTGTTACAATAGTTGCTATATTATCTTTAATCAATTCAATTGGCAACCACGGTAACATAAACATTACCGTACCTTGTGATGTTCTTTTGAAGATGAGGTGCATAGGATTATCCAAAATAACAATATTGGTGTCTATATTACCAGAATAACCAGCAATAATATCCTCACCTGATTGTAATCTAACAATTCTGATATTGGTGTTAGTTGTTTGTTCCATTTTTTTTATACCATATTGGTAAGGTATACCTTGTATTTTTTGTTATTTTATTAACACCATGAACAATTTTTTGACCATCAAAATAAACTGTTGTTCCTTTAACCGGCACAACAAAGTTATTATTATGTTCAAAAAAAGTTTGTCCTCCTTCAAAGTCATCGTTTAGATAAGATATTGAAGTTAATGAAACGGAATCTTTTTTATTTGGTAAAGGAACATCTGTGTGTTCAAATTGGTTTGTTCCTGTTGGCCACATTACAATTTGTCCATAGTCATACTTTATTTCATTGTTATAATTAAAATGAACAAATTGAGTTATTTTTTCCACAATAGTTTTTAGTTTTTTATCCTGTAAATTTAATAACATTGTAGTTGTGTTTCTCCAATTTTGCGTATTATTCTCATTTCTATTTATTTTGAAATAATCTATACAATAATCACACTCATCAATAGACAAAACATTATCAACCAAAAAAACTTCATTCATATTTGAGGTCGATGTTGTAGAACTTGTATTTGAATTTTTCGTCATCATATATTTTAACACGCTCGATAAAATGTTTCAATGTGTAATTGGCAAATTTGCCTATTCTAAAATCATCTGCGATATCAAACAAAACAGCCGATTCTTTGTTATCACCTATTCTTAAACCTCTACCTATCGATTGTAAATTACGAATTCTGGATTTGCTAGGTGAGGCGAATATAATATTATGAAGGTTGCGGATATTAACGCCAGTAGAGAAAGTGCCATATGAAGCAACAATGATAGCATCTCTTTCTTTTTCAGTAATAGACCTAACCGATTCCCTAATCTCAACATCTGTTCCGCCAAAAACAAAAAACACATGCCTTTTGCCAGCTTTTTCTTTAATACTGGCATATAAATCTTTCCCATGTTTTTCCACATATTGAAATAATATAAGTGTATTGCCTTCTAAAGACAATGATAAGTTTCTAATGAAATCGTTCCTATATTTATTAGACACAATATAGTCGATTTCTTGATTGTAATCCCAATCACGAGCTAGTTTACAGGCAGGTTCAGCATGTTTCAATATTAAACACTTAATCTGAAAATCTGCCAACTGTTTATTATCAATCAATTGTTTTGTTGTAGTTGCTTGATAAACAGGACCAAATAAACCTTCAAGCACTAATCGGTGTGTTTGTGTACCATCTAATGTGCCTGTTGTACCAATACGATACTTGGCTTGGTCACAACCTGTTAGAATTGTGGTAAGTGATTTAGCTTTAAACTGGTGTGCTTCATCACCAAGAACAAAATCAAATTGTTCAAAGTATTCTTTATCATTCTTATAGATTGATTGCCATGTGGTAATTGTTAAGAATGAATTGGTGTGTTTGTCTTTACCTGCATACTGACGATGGCAATATTTGTCTGAATCATAACCATAAGATTTAAAGTCGGAGAACATTTGTTCAACCAATGATGTGGTTGGAACAATCAATAAACCTTTTTTAAATTCAGACTCCTGTAAATACCTTACAATCAAATAAAGTATTAATGATTTGCCTGATGCAGTAGGTGATAATAATAAAATGCGTTTATTACGAATTGCATAAACAAAAGACTTTAATTGATAGTCTCTTACCTCATGTGGCAGGTTTAATGTTTTAATAAACTCTTCTGCTTCAACAACCGAAAACTCTTCTGTGATTGAAACATCTGAATCAATTTCTAAAACATAATCTCTTTCTTTACAGAACTTTTCAATGTAAGGAACTAAACCATGATATATGGTAAATGAGCGTAAATCTGCCAGACGGATTTTTCCATCCCAAACTCTACTCTTATATGCTGGAGTAAATTGGTAACCAGGAACAAAGAATGTAAAGTAATCACTTAACTCTTGAGCAATATTTCTTTCACACTCAAACTGTATAAATGATTCATTCTTTTTATGGAGAATTAAATCAGACACCTTGAATAAATCTTTCCCATGCTATAAAGTCTCTCAACTGAAATGTGCGAGAGTTTAATTCTTTCAATATGCTTTGACAAACATCAACAACCTCATCATGCATAGCTTTAGATGCAATATATTTGTTGATATCTTCATCGCTCTCAAGATATGTAGTTATCTCGGATTTCAATACATAAGGAAATGGCTCCCAACCATATTTTTTAAGTTGGTCATCATCCATTTTTCCTGTATAGTATTCCCACTTTAGTCGCTTCATTTTGTTATACTTAAACTCAGCCTGCTTTGACAACAGGCGATGTTGTGAAAGAATGTTTAAGTATTTACTGTGGAGTTTGGGAATATCAAGTAATGCTTTGCCTGGTTCTGTTCTATCGATTTCAGAATCCTGACGCCACATTTCTAATAAATTGTCAATTTGTTCCATAAAAAATAATCCTCCTATACAGGAAGTATAACTCAAACCATGGTAAATGTCAAGCGTTTTTTAAAATAATTTCTCTACATCATAGTAACTATACCTGAGTGTTGCATCGGCAGTTAATATGGTTTCAGGACTATCGGAAACATTCATAATGAATGATGATAGTGTGGTAGGGAAAACATCGTAGAATTTAAACTTGTAATAAGGTTTATTTGATGATGATAAAACAGTTACCGAAGCATCACAGTATTGTGGTTTTGGTTTAACTAAACCAATGTTTGCCCTTGATAGTGATTCTAACCTTTGGTATTCTTCAAATTCTTTTGGGAAAGTCATAGCACGAATCCAATCATGGATTTCTAACCATGATTTTAATTCTTCATCAATCATAAAGGTGATGTTCAATACATCGTAAATGGCTTTTTCGCCAGGAACATATACATCTACAAATGGAGTATTTTGAGGAACTTCAGATAATGATATACCTGGTACCGAAACCATTTGGCAAAAGAACTGGACTCCAGGTGCCCTACTAAAGTTTAATATAAACTTATTCGGTTGTAATGGATTTGGATTTGATGGATTTCTATTGAGTGCTGTCATAATGGTATTTATGCTCCAAAAAAAAGACCCACCGAAGTGGGTCTTTAGAGTGAAAGGTTCTAGTCTCTTATAGTTATTATTATTTGAGACTAGAAGTAAGATTACATTAAGTTAGCAATCTTGAACGCACGGTAGTAGTTGTTAGACAACACATTCAATGCGCCATTACCTTGTGAAGTACCTTCCGCAAATGGGTTAGCAACTAGACCGTAACGAGTCTTGAAACCAATTTTTGGTTGGAAGTTGTTTGTGTCAACTGCACGAACCATTTGTAAAGGAACATATGGGCAGTAGAACAAGCCAGCGTCATAAGCGTTTGTACCTTTATAACCAACAACTGCAAACTCTGAAGAAGCAGATGTAGGTGCATATGGGTCAATATACACTTTGATACGGCCAAACATTGTACCAGCAAATGTATTGCCAGTATCGTCAACTGTTAGGTTAACTTGAGATTGTAATGCTGATTGATAGTCTAAAAGACCAGCCATCGCAAATGCAGATGCAACATCTGAAGAAACGATAAGCACATTACCTTTACCTCTACGAGTTGTTTTAGCAATCGTATTGGCTTCTCTTTCGATTTGGAATGCCAAACCTTTAATCTTTTCAACCATCCAACGACCGTTAGAGTCGGTGTCTAAGTCAAATCTACCAGCGGCTGTTGTACCAACTTGGCAACCTGTCTTAGCAGTACCGTAGATTGTGCGAACAACTTCACGGTTAATTTCTGCAAGAATTTCAGCAGAAAGAATGTTTGCTAATTCAGTTTCAGCGTCAAGACCATGAACTGCTTTCAAGTCTTGTGCTAATTCGATTGAGTATTCTGCCTTCAAAGCACGGGTCTTTGCAGTAACAGTTACTTTCTCGATTGAGAATGCCATTTCTTGGAATGTTAAATCTTCAGCAGTAGCAGTTGCCATCGCTGTGCAAGCAGCAGCGTTACCAACGAATGTGTTAGCAGTAGCTGCACCAACTGCGAGAGTTGTTTGAGTACCTAAAACACCACCAAAGCCTGTGTTAGCTTCGTTGTAGAATGCTTCAGCTGCACCAGCGGTCACATTAGCTGTGCTATATGTAGAACGCATAGCGAAGATTAAACCAGTTGGGCCTGTCATTGGTTGAACACCGCACACATCGTATGCGATTAAGTTTGGTAATGAACGGCGAACTAAACTGATTAAGATTGGGTCGAAACCAGCAACTGGACCGCCTGCGGCAGCAGAGCCACCGAAACCGCCTGTACCTGCTGAGTTAGCAGGTGCTGTTTCTTGCAACATTTGACCAGCTTTTTGCATTTCTTGAGCTTGATTCTCAAGAACTACAGCTGTAACCGCTTTGCGGTATGGGTCTTTAATTGGTGCTAAATCTGGATGGTCCAGCACACCTTCCCATTTTTTTTGTAATTGTTCGGACAAATACATTTTTCTCTCCTGTATTACTTGTTAATTAAATTTTTGTTTTTGAAATTGCTTGAGATACAGCAGCTACGAATGGGTCATTAATGACTTTCTTCTCTGCTTCAGCATCTTCAACTTGCTCGTGTAATTGGTTCTCATCTGCCTTTTTAACACCAGATGGGAAATAGTTCTCACGGATAGTTTCAAGTTTTGCTTTGTATTCGTCCTCTGTGGAGAATTCAACACTCTCTGCGAGTGATTTGATTTTTTCAACTTGAGTTGCTGTGAGACCTTCTGTAACTTCACGAGTTAGTTCGTTTTTACGAGACTCAATAAGAGCTTTCTTAAACTCAATACCACGCTCGATTTCCTCGTCTAACTTGCTTTCGAGTTCTTCAACTTTACCAGCTAATTCGTCAACGAGGTCAACTTTTTCAGCAGGAACATCAATATAGTGTTCTGCAAATAGGTTACGCAAACCACCGATAAAGTCTTCTGTCAATTCAGCACGAAGGCCAGTTTCGATAGCGATTTGGTTTTCTTCCATCCATTGTTCAACAACATATGAAAGATAGTCATCAACTTTTTCTGTCAAGTCTGCACGAATAGCTTCAACAGCTTCTTCTAGCATACCAGCATACTTAGCTTCAGTTTCTTCTTCAATCTGTGTGACACGGTCTTGAACACGAGCTTCAAAAATTGTAGAAACTTTAGATTTGAAATCTTCAGAAATTGTAGAATCGTCAGCAAAAAGGGCATCAATGTCCTCTTTCATCTTCTTCTTCATTTCTTCTTTTTTCATGTGTGAAGTTTCTGCAATTACTTCAGCATCTTCTTGTTCAGCTTCTTCTTGTTTTGGAGAAGCGTCAGATGGTTTGGTTGTAGGTGCAGTAGCAGATTTAGCTGCTTTAGCGCCATCAACTTTATACTTGTCGTAGATATCGCCGCCTGGTTTATTGGCGTCTAAATCTTGTTTTGGGCCACCTAGGTCTACCACCTGTGTGTCCGCTTTATGCATTGGTTCAGCAGGTGCAGATTTCTTACTTGATGCAAGAATGTCGGCAGCGGCTTCCATGAGTTTATTTGTTGCCATTAGGATTCTCCTTATGATTTCTTATTTATAAAATTAAAGTTTTCGTAGGTAATTTTCAAACAGTTTAAGCGCTACTTCTTCGATTTGGCGTGAAGACGCTCTCTGTATTTGTTTTTTAGCGTTGTCAAAGTCAGCCTCTACAAACTTACCTTCAACGAACATCCATTCTTTGTTTTCCATGATGCCATTTACAAAAGCACCTGGAGCTGATGGGTCTGCAACAATGTCTGCCGCTGTTGCGAGTTTTAAGTCATCTTGGACTAAATTATAACCCTCTTTGGTCTGCATAACAGAACCAAGAGCTCTTGATGAAACACCAACGCTTACATCGTTCTCCAAAAAGTTTTTAACAATTTGGCCATATGGTGTTTCGAGAATGAGAGCCTTACCATAAAATGTGTTTCCATCTTCTGCAAGGGAAACAATTTTGTGAGATACTCTCTCAAGGTTAATTGATGGTGTGTCTGGATGGCCTAACTCACCCAAAGCACGATTAGTTTTAATGTATTCTTCGTTATAACGATTTACTTCGTTTCTTAATGTTTCCATTTTATACATTCTATTGTTTCGGTTAACTGTATCGCCAACCAAAAATGTACCTTCAATGAAAAGATTTTTCTTACCACTTTCAGTAGCCTCTGTAAGATACTTTACATTCTCTACGGTTTCTCTAATAAGTTTCATCTTAGAATCCTGTTAATGGTGTTGCATAAGTTGTTTCTTTTGACACCTCTAATACTAATGTACCGCCAGTATTAACTGTGATAACAATAGATTGGGTGTTGTTGTTGGCTATAGAATGACCAAAGTCATCGCAACGCAACTCACCTGTACCATGTAAAGAAGCAATTGGAACAGAATTACGGACAATTTGAATATTGCCATTTGTTGACCAATTAATTCTTTTAATATTAGCGGCAGAAACAGTTTCATTAGCATTAACTGATAAGTTAGCTAAGGCAACTGTTGTTGTGCCAGTTCCTTCAACTCTAATAATTGAAGAACTTCTTAGTGTATTTGTAATTTCAAATGGCATTTTATCTTAGTCCTAATGATGAGCGCCTACGCATTGACATCTTTCTTTTCAATAGTGTTCGGCGCAATTTAGCTCTTCTAGTTGTTTTCCATGACCGTTTTAATAAACGAGCCTTTCTTAATCTAACATTAGCAGGAATTCGTCTTACAGTATTACCTGAAATACGATAACCTTTTATACCAGAGCGTCTTTTGTTTTTTTGAACAATAATTTTGCCCTTGGCATTTCTTCTAATTCTTCGGCGAATCTTAGTGATTCTACCCATTTTAATAAGGTTAGGGTTTCTTTTCTCATCAAGAACCTCAACCTCTTCAAGCATATCTTCAGCTACATATCTTTTAGCTTCAGCTAAACGATTAGTTGTTATTTCATCTAAGAGAGCAAATAACTTTTCTTTTGCCTCACTTAGATTGTTTTTTAAAACCAAATCTACAAAGGTCATTTTACTTTACTAAATGCAAAGTCTGAAGCTTTAGCTAGATGTTCTGGTGACTTATGCACCATATCAGCAAACTTCTTTTTATTTTCATCGTTCAAAGCTTTATGAACTTGTGTAAGAGCAGACGCTGTATAGTGGTCTACTTTACGAGTTTGTCCATTACCAAATTTAACTGATTGTGATTGTTTATCAGAAACAATTTTATGAAGCTGGTCCATAACTGCCTCATCAATCTGTTTCTCTTCTGCCTGAATATATGAACCAATTTCAGTATTAAAAGGAACAGAAAAATATTTGTCTAATTGTTTATTATAGTAAAGTGCCACTTTTGTTTTGTCTGGATAAAGGCGAATAGCTCTTCTCTTTAATAACAAAACAAATGGTGGGTCATTAGAATCGTCTTTAACTGCCTCTTCTACTTTATCACCAACTTTAATTCGGTGTGCTTTTACTTTACGACCTGATGGTCCAATCTTAAAATCTGAAGTGTCTATGATAGCTTCATCAAAGGCTTCAATTTCTTCTTTAACCGCACGGCGTGCCTGCATGTTAATTTGCTTATTATTAGAAATCAAATCTACCATTTTATTAAATAGGTTCTGCATAATCATTCTATCTGCATTATTAAATACAGGTTTATCTTCACCCATTTTATCTAAAATTTTGTGTATTCGTTGTATTTGAGCTTTGTTAGCCAAACCTGCACGAACAAGAGCATCAAACTTAGAATAGTCTGTTTTCTCTTCTTCTACAATAGTTTTAAATTCTAATAAAGATTTCATTACTGTTATACTGTTTCTTCTTCTGTTGGTGTATCAGCTGTGTCTTGGACTTCTACTTCTTCGGTATCTTTACCATTAAAAATAGTTTTAGCCAATTCAACTTTTCTAGCATCAAGAGCTTCAAATGCTCGTGCTGAAAGTAAATCATTTAATGTTGACTGAGCTTCAGAAGCTTGTCCTGATGCTATCTGGTCAATAAATTGTGTAGTTTCCATTATTATCTCCAATTATCGCTTATTTAGTATAGATTGAAACCGTTCTACATCGGAATCAAGTTGTGGTGTCATCGACTCCGTGGAGCCTGCCTCCTGAGTGTTGTCTTCGGGAGGGTATTGTTCTGCTTGGGCCTGTTGGGCTGCTTGTTGTTCTGGCGGGACAGTAGGGCCGCCAATTCCTTTGTCTTCTTCATCTTTTATTTCCTTATCCATTTCTTCAATTTCTTCATCATCCATTTGAAGGACATTTTTACGAACCCATGTTGCTGAGTAATATCTACCAATATATGGGTCAACAACACTTAATAGGTTCAAACGCTCACGAAGCAATTCTGCTTCACGCATTTCGGTAAAGTTATTATCTTTTCTGAAGTCATAGAAAATGTCTTCTCTAAATTCTTCCCATTCTTCAGTAGTGCAAACACCTTTAAGCACCAATTGCAACCTAATAGCATGGTCAAACAATTGAGCAAATTTGTTACGAAGTCTTTGAATGAACTTAGTAAACTTAACTTCATCACGGGTAACCTCTGTAACTCGACCCATACCAATCATACCACCTTGTTGTGGTTCTAAACGACTGATAGGCACATTGAGAGATTGTAAAAGTTTTTGTCTGAAATACTTAACATCTTCCAACTCACCAAGGTTTTGACCAGCAGGAAGTGTAGTAATTTCGGTACCTTTACCACCTTCACGGCGAGGTAACCAAAAGTCTTCAAGCATAGACATGTGTTTGCGGTCATCACGCAATTCACCAGTCTGTGCATCATAGACCATTTTATTTTTATATTTAATCATTACATCACGGAGGTATTGTTCTGCTTTACCTTTTGGTAAATTACCTACATCGATGTAAAAAATACGGCGTTCAGGTGCTCTTGATAATCGGTAAATAACAACCGCATCTTCAATCATTCGCAACTGATTAAGTGGTTTAATTGCTTTATGTAAATACGAAATAACAAAGGTGTTTTTCGCATCCATTAAACCTGAATTTATATTGATAATGGACTCAGGTGCAATACGAACACCTGCATTAATATTGCTGGTGTAAGTTTGTGTTGTCTGTCCCTTATCATTATAAACATAATATTCGGCGATAGACTGAATAATCATCGCACCAGATTTTGGGTCTCTATCTTTTTTTAATTCACGGACTTTACGAATCTTTCGTGGGTCAACAAATCTTAATTCTTGTAAACCTAGCTTTGGATTCTTTTCATCTACAACGGCATGATAGTAAATTCTGCCATCAATATACCAACGCTTAAATAAATCATCTGATAATTGCCTAAAGTTTAATAGCTTTTGAACATTATCAAATTCTTCTAATATTTTCTTTTTAATGGATTCTGGTTGTTTCAGTTTATCTAAATTCATCTGAACAACAGTACCATCTACATCATGTGTAATGGCTTCATTGACGATATCATCAATTGCCATTTCAAGTTCGGGGTGGTTTGCCATCTCACGATAGCGAGTGATGAGTTCGATTTCATTACGAACCGAACCTTCTAAATCTACATATGTGCCGTAGTGAGCATTTTGCGTTATAGTTACTGCACCATCATCTATCGCTTCCGTTGGAAGTGCAAAAGATGGTTGTTCAGGCTTTTGAACCTGAACAATGTCTTTATTTCCGAGTGTAAACCCGAAGAGTTTAATAGCCATTAATATATCATCCTAAAAAAATAGAAGAGGACCGAAGTCCTCTTCGTTACACTACACCGTCTTCTACTGCTTCCCACCATTGGTAAGAAAGCGTAACAGAAAACTCTTCAATTGCATCGTTAGAACCCCAATCAACATCGATTGCGGTAATATCAGTAGGGAATAAACCAACAAATTTATATTTCTTGAGTTGGTCACCTTTTTTACCAAACTGTTTAACTTCACCGTCAACTGTATAACCAGCAGGTGCAAGTGCAATTGGATTACGCACATTAAGATTGTGACTATTGATTCCGTTCATCCATCTTTCGAAGGCGTTACGAACAATAAAGTCTTCATCATTAATAACAGTAATTGTCCAATCAGCAAATGTTCTGTTACCAGCAAACTTCAACTCACGGCCGAAGTATTGTTGAGTAACAACACCGATGGTTGCTCCAGGTAACTGAGCAGTCTTACACATAAAGGTAAGTTTTTGTTGTGCATTTCCTGGTGCTGAGAATCCAGGAAACGGCATAGAAACCTCAAACAGATTTGGGCGGGCGCCGTCACCTGTCAGCTGACTTCTAAATTCGTTTACATTAAATGCCATTTAATTTTCTCCTGTTTCTCTATTTATTAGAACTTTCCAACAACTTCGTCAAAGCTTACGCCTGTTCTTACTGCAACGAAATTAAGTTGGATAAAGTTGATTGAGCGAGCAGGTTTGATGTAAATATCACCAATGAATTCGTTGCGGTCAATAACTTCACCAGTATTATTGGTTTCGTCACAGACTACACGGAAGTCGGTAATACCACGGCGACCTTGAACATCACGCAAGAATGGTTCTACTAAGTTTACGAACTGTGCTCTTGTGAATTGGTCGTTAAATTCAAACATTGAGAAGCGAGCTGCTCTTGCAATTGCTTTCTCTAACACAATGAATAAACGGCGAACATTGATGCGGTCAAACGCAGATGGTTTGCTCAACATTGTCTTATCACCGAATAGAACTGTGCCTTCGCCTTGGAATGAAACAACAGGGTTAATGCCTTTAACATACAAGTCATCACGGTTTGTCTTAGTTGGATTCCAAGAAAGTTTAATTACATTCTTAATGATACCACGATTTAAACCACCAGGAGAGAACCATGGGTCTCTTTCAAGGTCTGTTCTTGCACATAAACCAGCAACATCACCATTTAATGGTACCCAACGATAAACATCGGAATACTTGTCGTATTGATATTTCCAACCAGAATCTAACACAGCATATGATGTGCTTGTTAAAGTATCACGGTATGCTTTGATATCTGTTACTTCTGAACCAGCGTTGTTTACAACATCTGCTTTCTCTGGTGATAAGAACACTAAACAATCTTTGCGTGTTTCTGCCATAGAGATTAAGCTGTCTGCTAATGTTTGACCAGCAGGGCCAGATACAACTAATGAGATATCAACAGATTCAGCTGGGTCAAAGAAGTCGTATGCAGTTACCACATTTGCAGTAGAAACTGTACCGTCTGCACCACCAGCAAGAGAAACTGTTACATTACCTGTTAGTGTAGCAAATGCGGTTGCGTTTGCAGTTGAACCCCATGATGTGCCTGCACCAATTGTGCTTGGGTGGGACATCCAGTGAACATATCTTGATTGAGCTGCGATTACATTTTTATAGTAGTTTGAGTTACCAGAATCGTCTTTAGCATCAGATGCCTTAGAAACAAAACCAAATTTCTCTAATACTGTACCTTGTGTACCTGTAAATGAACCATCTTCGTCAACAACGATAATGTGAATCTCGTCATTAGCACCACCTTTATTGGAAACATATGTTGATGTTCCTGGTGTAGATGTAAACTGTGTTGAGTAAGTCCATGAGCTGTATGTGTTAGCATCAGCAACAGAAACTTTAAGAGAATTACCTAAGGCACCAGCATAACGAGCGGCAAAATGACCGTAAGTGTTTGCACCGCCTGAGTAATTGTTTTCCCAATCAGTATCGTTTTTAATAGTTACACTAGCTGCGCCTGCTGTTGTATTAGCAGTAGCATTATAAGTTGAACCAATGCCATAAGCACGGACAATCTTTAAGTTGTTAGAATATGCTAGGAAGTTTGCTGCTGAGAACCAGTATTCATAGTTTGAAGAAGTAGGTTTGCCAAATGTATCAGCAAGACGAACCTCGTCAGATATAGTAATTATTTCACCAACTGGACCCCATGCAAACGGCCCCGCAAATGCGCCAATTGAGGTGGCGACTGAGGGTACAATTGTAGTCAGGTCGATTTCTGATACATTTACCCCAGGTGAGAGCTGAAATGCCATTGGATTTCTCCTTTTGTTATCGGGTCAATTTTCTTTTATTGTCTATTTAGTTTTTTAGAAAGTTGAGGGGGTATAACCTCGTTCTGTCCAAATATCTCCGTTGCTGACAGTAACCTCTTCTTTTCGGCCATCGTCAAAGACACCAACGGGTGTTAAATCTTCATCTACCATCATATTTTGCTCAGCCAACATTAACTTTCTAACATCAATATTTGTGCTGTCTTTAAAGAAAGTCTGTGCTGTTAACCATGCAAAGAGCACCAGGCCCATCACTAAGTCGTCATTATTACCTTCTTCAGCTGCATATGTGTCTCTGATTCTCGCAAAAGTATTCATTTCTGCAATCGTATCAAAGTCATTGATAATTAACTTATCATTTTCCACAAGTGTTTTTAAGTTAGCACAACCAATCTTTTTAACAGATTTGGTTGTTTTAATACCAAAAGAAGTAGACCTTCTAAAACCAGCAGAGATACTCTGCCCTTTTATATGGTGGTGTTCTAACTTATAAATGTTCTCGTATTCCAAATCATAGTGTAGAATATCAACCACTTGTTGGCCAATATTATTTGTTTCAATCAACGCATATGCCTCATTATACTTTTTCGCCACCGAATATATGATGGTCGGAAAGAATAAAAGAGGCAATTTATTATTCCTATATTTAGCGACCTGCCTATAAGGGGTTTGAGAGACATCCAATACATTAATTGTAGAGTAGTCGGCCTCAACACCTTCTGCACAGTCAACTGTTGCAATATAGAGATGGTCTTTTATTGGTTCTTCATAAACATCAAAACCTTCAACTGAAGATATTGGGTTATGGAAAGCCAATGACCTTAATTTTGCACCACTAATCAGAGTTGCTGATGAACCAATAAACTCTGTTTCAAACTCTTGCCTAAACTGTTCTTCGCTTGTATTGCGAATCGTTTCATTTTTCCATGCCTCATCTCGGCCTGGTACCATCGACCAATGAACTTCAAGTGGTTGATAAGTTGAGCGACCTTCAATTGCATCCACCCACATCTTATAAAAATGATTCAAACCACAAGGCGTTGACACGATAATAACCTTAGAGGTTTTACCAGATGATATAACAGGGTATGTTGAAGTAAAGAATTCGTCTGCCATGTTCTTTGGAACGAAAGCAAACTCATCTAAGAAAATTAAGTTGTATGTTCCACCACGAACACCAGATGCTGAAGTTGCATAGGCCGCAATCTTAGACTTATTTTCTAACTCAATATTACCTTTATTCCAAGTAATAATACCTTGTTGCAACCAAAGTGGCAAATATTCATAAGCATACTGAATACGGCCTAGAATGTCACGAGCTAATGCACCTTTGTTGGCCAATATTGCAATACTATAATCGTCTTGAAATAAAACAGACCAAAGCATAAAGCCCACAGTCGTGGTTGTTTTACCAACCTGACGGGGCATTTTTGCAATACTGAAACGATTCTTGTGAAAACTCCTGACCATATCCTCTTGGAATGGCCACATGTCAAAGTTGACCAAACCTTGGTCCACATTCACAATTTTTACATATGTTTTAATAAAATATACCGGGTCTTCGGTACATTTTAAAATTTCAGCAACCTGTTCTTCGGTGTAAGATAATTCTACACCAACCTTTTTTAGGTTTACATTACCAAGATAACCATCAGTCATTTTTTTACTTTGTTAGACTACGAAGCATCCATGCGTGTTTCTGATGTTGGTCTAATATATCCTGTAAGAAATTACCAATAGCAGGTTCATCAGCTTGTTCAGCTGCAACAATACCAGCTCTTAGATGAACGATAAATCTATCATTGTCTTGTTTCAGTTGTGATAACATAGCAAGCGCAGATGGAATGTTTTCTGTATCTGGAATATCAGATAGTTCCAACATTCTAGGTAAAGTTGTTGGTGCATAAGAACCCAACATACGAATCTTCTCAGCGATTGGGTCAACATTGGCAAAAACGCCTGTGTAAAATGCACCTAGAAATGCGTGATAATCATTGAAGTTTGGACCTTCAACATTCCAATGAAATGTGTGACCTTTAAAATACAAACCAAAGTTTGTACCTAAAATTGTTTTAAGTTGTTCAATTAATTTTTCCATAGTAACCTTATTTATTATTCTTTAAAAATTTAACTAATTCAGTTGTTGAACCTACAAATACTGCCTTATCGACATTGATGTTTTTAGCAGGATTGTTTTCACCTGTTAAATCTTTACGGCGTTTTTGTATCTCTAACAAATCTTTATTTAAGTCGGCAAGGTTCTTAATTAAACCAGCTGCAACCTCGTATGCTCTTGGATGTTCAGATTCTTTTGCTACATGAAGAAGGTTATCCATAGCTTGATTGCCTTTTTCTATAAGAGTTCTAATATTACAACGAGCAAAATCGGCATCATCTTCTGCCGGACTTTGACACTCAACTATTTCTGTTGATACTTCTTCTGGTTTAGATTCAAACATAATTGGTTCTACATCTAAAACTTCAGATAATTTTTGATTTAAATTACTCATAAATTATTAGGCCATTCAGTTATGGTTTCAGAAAAACCAAATTCATCATCAGGAGCTGAATTTTGTGGGTCAGGTTGTGTTCTAATAGTAATTGATTTAATTGGGTTTTTATCCACAGCTCTTATGGTATAAGTGGCGTTTGTGTAATCACCTATTACAACATCGTTGGCTTGTAGTAATTCATTTAATTCACCAACAATTAAAACACCATTATTTGTATTGCTAAAATAAATTACTTTACCAACAGTATCTTTATTTCTTACTCTAACTGTTTCTGCCGTAGCAAACACATTATTACCATTTGCATAATCAACAATAACTTGTTGAGAATCTCTACTTTGCATATCAATGTAAAGGTTTGTGTATGCTGAACCATAAGCATTATAACCACTTGAGTATTGACCTATTAGACCTTGGTCAGTCTTAACAGCAGGCCACATATAACCTTTAACTGTAAAATCTAAATCCCAAACAATCAACCTAGTGGTCATCATATCACCTTCATAATCTGTGGTTGTATTCACAGAGTTTAAGATGATTGGCATATCATATTTTTTATCCAAATCAGGAACAAAATCTACTGTTACCGTAAAGTCTGGTTTAAAGAATGGTAAAATTTGTTCCAGAATTTGTGTTCCGTCTTCCGTATTGCGAACATATATTGATAACGAAAAATTAAAATCATACGGAACAGGTGCATATTGGTGAGTAACTGCGCCTGAAGAATTTGTTCCAAAATTTTGTAATAAACTTTGTTGTTTACGACTAGAATCGTAACTCATGCCTGTTAAATCAAAAGATATACGAGGCACAACAGTAGCAATTGATTTGGTTAAAGTTGGGTCAGATGTAATACGAGTTAAGTATTTTTCTTTTGAACCATAGGATAAAGGAACTTTAAATTGTTCTTTTGCTGTTAACCCGTCTTTTGTATACCTAACAACTTGTAGGTCATTAAAAAGTGTACCAAAAGCCACTACGACTTTTCGTATTGTTCGATTATAATAATGTGATTGACCTAGCATTAATCAGTACCAAATGGGTTAGTTTCTGTCCAATCAATAATTGAATCAGATTCGGATTCAATCCGAGTGTTATCAGTAATATCTTCAAATTGGTCATTATCAAAGGCAGAATCAGATACCGCTAATGTAGTATTTGATTTCCAAAGAGCGCCACTTGTTTGACCTTTTGTGTTTGCGTTGGATTTCCAATTGCCTTGAACACGAATGATATCTAGTTTACGAGTGCTTGGTGTCCATGTATGAACAATAGCCTGTGCGGTTTGGTTTGCAAATGTATTATCTGGTGATTGATAAACAATTTCATCAGCAACAAATGTGCCTGTTCCACCAGCCAACATAAGAACTTCTGTTCTACGATATTGGTCACGAATTTGTCCATCAATCTCATCAACACCAGTAGAAATAACTTCTTCAGAAAATACAAACTGTTTAAGTTTTAAAGCATAAACATAAACATTACCACCACGACCACGGCCTAATGTATAGAACATGGCCTGATTGTTTTCGTGTTCTACAAATGTGATTTCAAAAAAGTTTTTGACAAGTGGAACATAAATCAAATCGCCTTCTCGTGGGCGAATAAGGTTAGCTGCACCACAAGTATAATTGAACCTACGGCGAGAAACAAGTAAACTAATTTCGTCACGAATTTCTAAACCAAATTTAGAAATAAAATCGCCTTCACCTTCCATACCTGTAACAT